ACGCGTTTTTCGCGTGTACGGAGTCTTAGTGTAGTTGGCATTCAATTGCCCATTGTCAAGCTGGGTATGTCTCGCAAAGAGACCAACCTATATTACTTGAAATGATACTTTTATCCGGCCTTACTGTGGCCGCCCTATATGAGGGCTTAACAGTGTATTCAATAGTGTCACATGCCAGTGACACCGTCTGTAGTATTTTTAATTGACCGACAGACCATCTTAAGATGATTGTTGAAAAGAGTCTAAATTTCAATTTGTCAATTTTGATTATATTTTAGATTCTGTCCTAGTTGTTTTTAATTCACACTAGGTCACCTTATGGTGTATTGTGTTTTAGATAGCATTGAAATATGTGAATTTTTCTTATATTGCTGTCTGAGGGCACTCGTCCTGTCAACGAGTGCTTTTATTGTTATTGTTCAATTTAGATCGAGGTATAAAATAAGATTACAAAAATAAATTATACCCTGTACATTAGTTTATTGTTATTGGTTTGTTGCCAATTTTATATGTTTAAATTGTACTGTTCCTTAACGAGGGAGCATACTAATCATACGAACGTAGTAAGATTTAAAATTGTAATTAACAATCGCTTCAATGAAGACATATTGAAGTAGTATTTGCAACCGGGTTAGAATTTACCCCACAATTTGTGAGAAAATCCGTTACCTGGGGGGAACGAAAGACCCCAAATGCTAAGCATGGCTAACGTTTACTGATCAGCTATACGTAGCAGATCCGCGTCCATTCAGATGGACACCCGGAGCTCATTATATTCAATTGGAATAGAGCGTACGATAACTTCGTCCCTTTGTCGCCTTTTAAGGTTGGGACGTCTCTTGGAATTGGAAACTTGGCCAAGAGAGTATGTGCACGATATGGAGCAGTGGTAAATTTACATCGTATGTGTTTTTAATTGAGTATTTTGAGACAGATGAGTGACGAACATCCAAGTAATTAGGAAAAATCTTGGGTGCGGCTCATTTCGGGTGGGGAGTCAATTCCGAAGGCTTGAGGAAGATTCTCCACGAAGTTAAATTTCCGACCTGGCGCTGGGTTTGTACAAAGGGTTAATAGCCCGCCTAGCATCAATACAGCAAAGAAGTTAGTAAAGACAAGAAAATTAAAGTGGATTCTATTGTAAATAAAAATAAAAACAAAAATAAAAATAAGCGTAGGATTGTTAGTATCTTTGCCCGTAGACAAAGGGTTGGACAAGGATGGAATGGGACAAATATGTTGTGTTGTCCCACTTGGGACTTATCGACGTCCCCGAAAGTTAAGGTTGTGGATGCGAGCTATGTATATCTCGAGGATATTTTGTTTTCGAGCAAAGTCTTTGAGGATACATATGTTGAACGCTGCATCAAGGATCAAGTTCTTTTGGAGAACAATGTCGCACGTGTTCGTATGAAATGTGCGGAAAAGAAGGCAATGAAGTACCACAAGTCCTGTGTAAATCCTTGGCTTGTAGGTAAGAAACGAGTTAGAACCTATTCGATTGAGCGATTTAGTGCTCGCGATAAGATTCTTCAGGAGGTATATGACATTATGGATTTTCCCAATCGTGATGATTTTGCACCTCATTTTGGTCAAGAGTGGGTATCCAGCATTGATTCCATTCTTACCAGCTTGTCTTCCTATGCTGGAGAGAAAATGACTGACGAAGTCATCTCGCATGTGGAAGGCTTGGTTGCTTTGCTTGTTGCATTGCAGGGCACAACTGACTTTATGTCGGCAGGTGCTGTTCTGTTGTTGTACTTTAGAAAATTTTCTGACAGGTCCTTGACTGGTCAGGTTCTGGAGTATTTGAATGAGTTCTTTTCACCTCAAAGTGGTTTTGAATCTGGTGGAACTAACGATTCTGCGTATTGGATTGATATGATGAGGAATTTGCACTCCAATTGGGCTTTAGTGAGAGATAACAAGTTGTTTTCCCATTTGTCAAAGCTTCTAGGAGTTGTTGTCACCATGGAAATGTGCAAGGCATCTGATGTCACATTTTCTATCAAAGAGATGAAAATTTTCGAGCCTGATTTTAAGGTTATTCACGGAAATGCTATTGATGTGGTAGATGCAGCTTTGAGTTCTGTGGCTTTCTTTGTTGAAGTATTTTCTATGTGTCATGAGAAGAAATCTCTTAAGCCATTGATTGTGAATGACACTGCTGCACTTGAACTTGATGAAGAGTATGCATTGATTTGCTCTTATTGGGATCTCGTGCAAAATGGGAATCTCATGAAAGTTCGTGGTGTGTCAGAGAATGAATTTGATAGGCGTTTGGAGAAGTTGACTACCCAAATACGTTCTTTATTACCTAATTTAAAGGGATTTGATAAAAAGGTGGTTCAGGACAAATTCATGCGTCTTTTGAATATGAAGAACGATTACGTTACAATGAAGATAAGCAGTGGAGTGAGAAAGTCTCCTTTTACAATAGAGCTTTTTGGACCTAGTAGCCAGGGTAAGACAATTATATCTGAGCAGATCCTTTCTGCATTATTGACTAGCGCTGGACTACCAACTGGCAAGGAATATCAAGCTAGTTTAAATGCGGCTGACAGATATATGTCGACTTGGACCACCGATAAGGTGGTGATGACAGTTGATGATCTGGCGAATGAGAAATCAGATTTTGTCGAAAGGCCACCTACGCGTGCCATTATTGACATCTGCAACAACCAGGCTTTTTATGCTAACATGGCCGATTTGTCCAGCAAAGGGAAGGTTTTTGTTGAGCCTGAAATTATGATGGTTACAACAAACATCAAAGATTTGGATGCGCGTGCGTATTCCAATTGTCCTTATTCTGTGCAGAGACGCATGCATGTTGTCATTACTGTCAATGCCAAGCGAGAATTCCAATATTTGGATTCTGAGGGAAGACCCATAGGAGTTAACAGTGAATTGGTAGATGCTGCGTATGAAGGCATGAGTGAACCGCCTTTGTTTGACGACATTTGGACACTGACCGTTGAAAGGGCTGTTATGCCCGAAAAATTGACGAGTCGAGCACCCTATGAACCTATGAAATACAACGGCGTTGAATTGAAGGATGTTGACTTTGAAACTGTTTTAAATTTCATGATTGATAAGTTTCATAGACACAAACAGACACAGGAAGGCATTATTGAACGTATGAAATTGCGTCAACGAAAGCTCGAATTGTGTGGTATTGATGGATGTAGACAGATAAAAGATTATTGCAAGAAACACAAGGATTGCTGTGATTCAGTAATTTGTTTGCGCGATCTTGAACAGCACAATTTTAGCGATGTTGATAGTGTGGAAGAACTTTATGATAGTTCGCAGGATGAAAATTCCGATGGCGACACTGTTAATTCCGAAATGTGCAGCGTTGTTCACAGAGAGATTTCAAATGACGAAATTGAGGCCTGTCTCGCCATGGTCCAGGAAAGGGAAATCGCTGATGGTGATCCTCTTGCTGGTTTTAGCGTTTTTGGGGATTTGAGTCGATTTCATGATGATGATGATGATCCTTTGGAGGACTACGATCCCCATTGGGGGGAAGAGATTGTTAGTAGCATTGAGAAGTCAGGCCAGACTATTTATAATCGTATATCCAACGATTTGTTTGGCCTGAGTACTGCAACTGAGAGTCTCACTGCTTATATGATATTGCGTGCTGGAAGGAAGTTCTCTCGCCATTGGGATTGGATGTCTCTGGTTCCTACACCATGGTTAAACAATGACAGATTTTTCCAATTTTGTATGCTTGGATCACAGAGTAGATTGAAGTTCCGGTATGTGCGATTGACAGTTGCATTGTGGACATCAATTGGGGCTACATGCTATATGGTTCGTAATAGGGATCCAATCATGTTCAAACCACTTTTGCCAATATCCCTGTTTGGTGGATGTTGCGTGCAGCGAACAATGGTTCGCATTGTCGAACACCAGTTTCGCAAAGAGTTGCGTAGGCGCAATACAATTGCGCCAATGTTTGAAGATTTGCGCAATCGGCATATTGGCAATTTGTGTAAAGCTGGAGGCATTATTGCTGTCCTTTACGGAATTTCACGAGTGTATAAAGCTTGGCGTAAGAAGCGAAATACCCTCGAAGCGCATGGTTCATTGCATCCTATGACGCGAGAAGAAGTGGAAAAACGAGATGCGGAGGTTAGTCCTTGGACGCCGATCGTTGAGCGTCCATTGCCTGTGCAGAGCGTCGCAAGGAATACCACATCGACACAGTTGAAGGATATGTTACTGACGAATTTGAGATATGCATCCATTAAGACTTCTGAAGGACGAATGGCTGCAAATTGTTTGTTTTTGAGATCGAATTTATTGTTATTGCCTCAGCATTATTTTATTGACGATGAATTAGATGTTGATTTCATATATACAGATCCTGATGCTAATGGTGGTAAATTTTCTGCAATTTTGAGCAAAAGTACAGCATATTTTGTGCCTGGCACTGATATTGCGATGTGTTATGTGCCCAATGGTGGATCGTTTCGAGATTTGACAAGATATTTACCAGATGGTTTGTTGTCCAAATGTGAATTTATCATGATTCACAGAGACAAGATGGGAAGTGTTTCCTTTTCAAATGGTTTGGCTAAATTTGGAGAGACAGGTCATAGTAAAGCCCGTTTTTATGGCTTTGAGTATCACAAATATACTGGGACAACGTTTGCCGGTATGTGTGGGGCAACAGCAATTGCTGAACACAAGCCAATTATACTTGGCGTGCATCTTGGTGGCAAAGCAGAAACCAATGAGGGCTGTGCGGGTACGCTCACCTTGGACCAGTACAAACGAGGCCTCATTTTCCTGAAAGGATTGGAGGGTGTTATGTTCTCGGGCACGGCTGATAATTTCGAGAAGAATGTTATGGGTGTACCTATTATGACCGGTAAGGCTTTGCACAAGAAGAGCCCCGTAAGATTTATGCCACATGGCTCTCAAATTGCTTGGCATGGTACTTGCATTGGGCATTCGACTTTTAAGTCGTCAGCTAAACCCACGCCCATTTCTGAACACGTGATGGATGTCATGGATTTTCCTAATATCTTTTGCAAACCTATCGAGTCGCCCCAATGGGAGCCTTGGCAGAAATGTTTGGCAAATATGTCGGTTCCTGGTCAAATGTTTAGTCCTGAATTATTGTATTGGGCAATTACTGATTACAAATCAGAATTAACACCTATATTTAAGCATGAAATGTGGAATGACACTAGACCATTGACAGATATTGAAAATTGGAATGGTATTCCTGGCAAGAAGTTCATTGACAGGATTAAGACCAACACTTCAGTGGGTTTTCCCTTGGTTGGGAAGAAAGAAAAGTATTTGGTTGATGTTGAGCCCTTAGGGGAATACACAAAGGTTGTCGAGCCTGAGGCAGTTGTCCAGGGAGAAATTGACAGATTATTGACATGTTACCGTGAAGGAAAACGAGCTTATCCCATTGCAAAAGCTTGTAAGAAAGATGAGGTTCTTGACAAAAGGAAATGTCGGATATTTTATAGCAACCCAGTGGCACTTACCTTTTTAGTTCGCAAATATTTTCTTCCAATTTTGCGCGTCTTGCAGTTTTATCCCAAAATTTCAGAGTGTGCAGTTGGTATCAACAGTCATGGACCCGAATGGAATGAGCTACACGAGCACATATACACTTTTGGTGAGGATAGATTGATTGGCGGAGATTATGGTAAATATGATCAAAAATTGCCCTCACAATTGTTATTGGCGGCGTTGCGCATTTTGATTGATTTTGCGCGATGTTGCGATTACAGTGAGGAGGACCTTAATGTGATGGAATCAATGGCTGGTGATTTGGTTTATGCAGTCATCGCTTTCAACGGGGATTTGATAAGCCTGAATTCTGGTTCTCATATTTCTGGGAATTCCTTGACCGTGATTTTGAACGGTATTTGTGGTAGCTTAAATTTGAGATGTTATTTCTACAGTGAACACATGCCACGCAGTGGTAAATGTTTGTCTTTCCGTGATTGTGTGAAGTTGATGACATATGGTGATGACAATATAGGATCTGTTCGGTCCGATATTAGTGACTTTACAATCAAGGGTGCTTCAGAGTTTTTAGAAGCCCACGGACAAGTGTACACTATGCCTGACAAAGAGAGTGAATTGGTGGATTTTCTACCACCAGAAGAATTTGAATTTCTGAAACGGGTAAGTGTTTTTCACCCAAAACTTGGAGTACATGTTGGTGCTCTGGTGGACCAATCATGTTTTAAGAGTCTTCACTATTACCTGCGTGACAGGGACAGTGTGGACTCGGAAAGAGTGGCCTGTGCAAAGAACATAGATACTGCATGCCGTGAATGGTTTAATCACGGTGAGCAGGTATATGATGCTAGGCGCAGGCAGTTGATTGAAGTTGCAGAGCGTGCAGGTTTGAGGCACCTCTGCGAAGAGTTGGATGTTAGTTACGACACACGTGTTGAGATGTGGCGTGACAAATATCTATAGAAATAGTTAGGCGATGTGCATGCCTATTGTAAAGGCACATAACACCCCGTTTCGCCGATGTGGGTTGCTGCTCCGCAGCTATAGTTGAATAGGCGCATGTGTATATGGTTACATATAGTGAAAATGTTTTGTATGTTTTGTATTTTTGTTAGAATGCTTTGCACGTGAAAAATACCCTACAAAAAGGGTACCTGTATTTACAGGATGTGGGATTGGATCCCATATCAAAATGTAAGCCTCTGTAGGTTTAATCGGGCCTGCAGTTGTATTTAAATAGATTGGTAATTGTATAAAAGAAGTATGTTTAGAAAATAATTGTAAGAAGTTAGTATGTATTTTTGGTAAGGGTGAAATCAAGGAGGTTGTATCACCCGACGCTCCCACTTCGTTTGGGCAAGCGGAAGACGCTACGCACCCCGGAGCTAGCGCAGTTCAATTTTCAATTCTTCATAGAATGGAAGATGAACTTAGGATCATTGAGAGTGACGCAGAAAGTGCGTGCACTATATTTGAGCCTCATTCCGGGTCTACGGATGATAATACAATAATGAAGGTCGTTGCTAATGAAACACATCAGAATGTTGGTTTTTCTGATAATGACGATCCTTATTTGTATACCGTTAAGGGAACTATGGATCCCACTCGTAGTTTGCAGGATACAAAAGGAGATGAGTTGAGTTCTTTCTTTTCTCGTCCTTTAAAGATTTCTGAGACTGAGTGGGCGACTAATTCTGCCTTGAATGTTGTCTTGGATCCTTGGTCTTTGTTTATTAATAATCCTAGGGTCATTAACAGGATGACAAATTACAATTTGTTGAGAGCTCGTTTGAGACTCAAGATTATGATTAATGGCAATAGTTTTCATTACGGTAGAGCTATGGCTCTATATCATCCTATGCACACGAGAGACGATTTTACCACGTTGGGTTCAACAGCCTCTCTAGTGCAGGGCAGTCAAATGCCCCATGTATTTTTGGACCCAACAACGTCAACTGGAGGTGAATTATGTTTGCCTTTCTTCTTTGAGAAAAATAATGTAAATTTGACTGCCTTAGAATATCAAAATTTGGGCAGATTGCACATTATATCTCTAAATGATTTGAGACATGCAAATGGTGCGACAGATAAAGCCACTGTATCAATTTTCGCTTGGCTTGAAGACGTTGAGCTTAATATGCTCACGTCGCTTGATATTGCGGCAATTGTTCCTCAATCAGGAAAAGAAGTTGACGAAGCAAATGGTTCTGGTGTTGTTTCTGGGCCAGCGACAGCAATTTCAAAAATTTCTGCCACTTTGTCCGAAGCACCATATATCGGACCATTTGCAATGGCTACGTCGAAGGCAGCTGGTATTACCGCTGCTACGGCGAAGCTTTTTGGTTATTCTAGGCCACCTGTGACTAAGGATCCTGATCCATATAAGCCTGCAGCCATTTCGTCTTTGGCAACAACAACTGTGCCTGATGGTGCAGCAAAAATGACCATAGATGATAAGCAGGAGTTAACGATTGATCCTACAATCGCAGGAATAGGGCCGGGAGACCCTTTGAATATAAAACAGATCGCAAAGAGAGAGTCGTATCTCACTACTTTTGATTGGGACATTGGTGAAGCTCCTGAAACTCTTTTGTGGAATACGCGTGTTATGCCTACTCTTTGGAGGACTGAAGGTGATGCCATATATTTACCGGCATGTGCCATGGCTGCCACTCCTTTCGCGTTTTGGACTGGGACAATGAAATTTAGGTTCCAAGTCGTCGCGTCCGCATTTCACAAGGGCAGACTTAAAGTAGTCTATGATCCAAATTTTGTGTCTTCAAATGAATATAACACGAATTATATGGAGATCATAGACATTGCCGAAAAGCAGGATTTTACAATTGAGGTTGGAAATGGTCAACATTCGTCCTTGCTCACTAGTTTCACTCCTCAGGGTACAACAGTTGCAACGTATGGAACTGTCCCACTTGGATTGAACGCATTTGGTAATGGCGTTTTAAGTTTATTTATTGTGAATGAACTCACAACACCAGATACAACTGCACCACGTGACATACAAGTCAATGTTTTTGTATCCATGGGGGATGATTTTGAAGTGTTTGTTCCTTCAGATCGTTTCGCTTGTTATGAATTTAAGCCCCAATCTGGTTTTGAACCTCAATCTGGTGGCGAGGATAGTGACATGAATGACGCACTAGTGTCACATGCACCATCGCCTCCACAACAAGAAGGAGATACGGATGTGGTAGGTGTGGGAACTACCAATCATGAATACCTGAATAGAGTTTTTACAGGTGAGGTTGTAAAGTCGTTTCGTCCTTTGTTGAAACGCTATGCATTACATTCCATGTTGAACGCGACCTTCAATTCTGATAGACGCGTCTTATATGGAAGACGCACGGCTTTCCCGTTTTTGAGGGGAAATGTTACTAGCGCAGTCCACACGACAGCAGCAGCAACACCGTACAATTATTGCAATACAATGTTGTTGCATTGGGTGACTCTTGCCTTTTCTGGTTATAGAGGATCCATTCGTTGGAAAATTTGTCCTATGAGTTTCATGGCTAACGACTCTTTGCCTATTACGCAAGTGCAAAGGGAATTAGGGCCACGTTATTATCAAAATGGGCGCACAGCGGCTTTTACTCCTATCACTGAGAGCCAAATGGCATTTCAAGGAGCAATAGATTCATCGTTGTCACTTCCGGCGACAAATAAACCGCTTGGTGGACCCAGGGGTATGGTTATGACTAATGGCTATGTAAACCCAAACACAGAGTTTGAAGTGCCATTTTATAGTGATGATCGTTTTGTTCCTGGTAAGAGAGAGGATTATACCAGTAGTTTTGGAACTGATTTGTTGAACGTGTTCGACTATAAGATTTTCCTACGTGGTAACAATGAGACGTATATAAATGCGTTTTGTGCGGCAGGTGAAGATTTCCAGGTCTATTTTTGGACTGGGATGCCTCCGTTATATTATAATCCAACTCCCCCATCTCCAGCAGCTACTTAGCTGCTGAGACACTTTCGTGTCGATGTGTGGCAGACACACAAAATAGCTTTAGAGATAGCTTGCTGCCGAAATAATCTTTACTACACTGTGACCGTGTAGGTGCTCTATGAGTGAATTGGTCGCGCCGTATGAATTTGTAATTCTGGAATTTTTCCTGGTGCG